GTTTCGGTGAAGGTGCGGCCTTGGCTGGTCTGAATGGTGAGTCCTCGGCGTTGGACGGCGGCTGCGGTTAGGGCGACGACGCGGCAGCGGCAGTTAAAGCCGTTGGGTGGGTAGATCGTTTGCCAGATGGGGTCGTCGTGGCGGAACACCTGGCCGTGCATGGCGCGGTGGCTGGGGCGGGTTTTGCTGTCGAGGATGGAGACGAGCATCCAGTACGGATGGGTGTCGGTGGCGGCTTCCATGCTGGCTTTGCGGCCGGCCATGTAAGCGCTTTGCAGGTTGGTTTGGTAGATGGTTTTGAGGCGGCGCGGGCTGCCAAGTTGGACGGGTTGGGCAGTGCCGTCTGCGTCGACGATGATTTGTTTGCCCCACCAGCCTTGGACTTGCAGCGTGGGTGTGAGATTGGCGGTGAATTGTTTGAGGGTCTGGCCTTGCTGCAGGGCTGTTTCCAGGGCGGCGCGGATGTCTGAGAGCAGGTCTAGGCGCATGGCTTTGGCGACGGTGAAGGCTTGGTGGTGGGCCTGGTCGAGCAGGTCTTGCCAATGCCAGGTGATGGTGTAGCCCTTGGCGTGCAGGTAGGCGATGGCGTTGGCGGGTTCGAGGCCGAAGATGGCTTGCAGGTGGCTGGGGTTGAGGGTGTGTTTGGCCATGTCAGTCTTCCCGCTCGGCGGTGGCGCTGAGATGGCCCCAGGTGTTGGCGATGAAGATGAGCCGGGCCAAGTGTTGTTCCAACGCTTGTGTGTCCATGTGGGGGTTGGCCTCGGCTAGCCGTCCGAGCGCGTCGGCGTCGGTCGGGCTGTGCTCAAGCGCAGCGATCAACGGCGCGATGGTGTGTTGGCTGTGTTGGTGGAGGACGTTGGCTGGCAGACCATTGATGGCTTGGTCGAGGGCGTGCTGGTCGAGTGCGGAATGACTTTGGTACTCGGTGAATGCGGGCGAGCCGGTGCCGGTCGGCGTTTTTTGCAGGTCGCCTTCTTGCAGGTTGTAGGTGCGTTGCCAGTAGGCGTTGCTGAATCGAACGCCGGATTCAGTGAGGGCTTTGTCGCGCTTGGCGAGGCTTTTGTCGATTTCTTCCTGTTGCCACAGCTGATAGTTCGGAGCGGCGACGTGCGGGCCGAAGTTGAGGTCGACGACGTGACGAATACAGGCGTTGAGCGCGGCGGCGACGATGCCCGCGTCGCCGTCGCGGATGTCGTGAGTGACTTCGGCGCCAGCCGTGGCGCTGGCGCGGTTGCTGTCTTTTTCGGTGGTCTGGTTTTGGCCGAGCATGGCGACGTTGATTTCGCTGCGGCAGTACTCGAGCAGTTGGCGGTAGACGTCGGCGCTGCCGGCTTTGCCGGCGGCTTCGATGATTTGCACGCTGGCGTCATCGGGGATGGCGGCAACGGCGTCCTGGACCATGGCTTCGAGGCTGTCGAGTAGCAGGTCGGTTTCTTCATCGTTGGCGCCGCGCGGGTGTTTGCCGATGACCCAAGGGCTGCCGTATTTCTCGGTGAATTGAACCCAGAATTTCAGGCCGCCGCGCATGAACGTCGCCGGCCAGAAGCACATGCTCAGGTCCGGGAAGCCGTAGGGGTTGGCGTAGGTGGCGTCTTGGCGGGCGACGATGAAGCGTTGCGGGTCGCAGGGTTCGCCATCGTTGCCTGCGTCTTTGGCGCGAAAGCGCAGTGCGTTGTCTGGGTCGTAGAAGAACCATTCGGCCGGTTTGCCGAGCAGGTCTTGCGGCACGAGATATTGGCCCACGGGCTGCCACAACAGCTCGACCGGTTGGTAGCCATACAACGGCGCGTCGAGCAGTTCGCGCAAAATGCGATCGAGGTCGAGGTCGGCGAGCCAGTCGCTGACGAAGCGCTCGACTTTTGCCGGCGCGTCCGCGCGCTTCAGGCCGCGCTCCAATGACAGGACGGCGGCTTTGCGGCGGCGGATGTTGCCGCCGACCAAAGCGCTGCTACGCAAGTCACGGTAGATCTGAATCTCTTTGCCTTGGGCTTTGAGGATGGGGTCAGGGTTTGGCAGGTGGCTGCTGAAACCACCGGGTTCGATGCGCCCGCGGGTGGCGATGTGGCGGTTGAGCGAGGGACGGCGCTGAGTGTCGGTGAAGTTGACGAATTCGGTGGGGCTGACCCACAGGCCTGGGCTGTTCATGCGTACCCTTGGGTGATGTGTTGGCCCTGACGTGGGCGGCGTGATTTGACGCTGACGGGGCCGGCGCTGACTTCGAGTGTGGCGAAGTGGGCCAAGGCACCGGCGCCGGCGAAGTCGCCGTGGCGGTAGAGGTCAGGGTCTTTGAGGTCTTGTTGCCGGGCTTTGGCAATCATGGGGATGCCGTCGACGGTTTCGATGGCGCGGATGTCTTGGTGCAGGGAGTCGTCACGCGGCAATGTCAGGCTTGCGTCTTCGAAGAGTTGGACGAATTTGGGCATCCAGGCGCCGTACCAGGCCCGGCTGATTTTGACTTGGTGGATGCGGTTGTGACCGAAGGCGTCGGCGGTATCCTCGGCGAGGGTTTCGCCGTTACCGGTGGCATCGAGTGCGGCGCCGATGAAACGCGGCAGGCCGCGCAGGATGTGAAAGAGAATCTGCTTTTGCTGGCGGGTCGGCACTTTGTGCAGTTCGACGACAAAGGGCACGTCGCGGTGCCTGCTCTGGTCGACGGACATCGGGCAAATGATGGAGAAGTCGCGGTGCCGGGCGTAGTCCATGCCGAGGAAGTGGCGAAGGCCTGGCGCATGCGTCTGGCGCATGACGGGCGCCAGATGGCGTTCTATCCAGTCGGCGACGTAGCCCTCGCGTCGATGCACGGGTTGTTGGCTGAAGGCGTCGTCGAGGGCCAGGCGCAGGACGCTGCGGCCCGGGCGCATGGCTTCGTCGATCCAGATGCCGGGGATGCATACGCCGTTGCCGTCGCGGGGGATGGCGTCGAGTTCTTCGCGCATTTGCGCTTTGCGCGGGCCGTAGGCGTGGCGGATTTTTTTGTACCAGGCCTCTTTACCTTCTGCCGTGGGTTGCTCCCCCGCCATGTAGCAGACGCGCTCATAGAGGCCATTGGCGACGGCGTCGTCGAAGGTGGCGCGGTAGACCTTGGCGCTGTCGCCGTAGCGCTGGTCGCGAATGTCGCTGACCATTTGGTTGAAGGCGTTGGCTTTGCCGTTGTGGGTGCTGATGATGACGATGCGCCCGCCCCAGATGAGCAGTGCGGTGGCGGCGTCGAGTACGGCGGAGACGTTACGGTGGAAAGCGGCTTCATCAATGATGACTTTGCCTTGCAGGCCACGCACGCCGGCGGGGTTGCTGGAGAGCGCGACGATTTTAAAGCCTGAGGCGTAGCGGATGCGGTAGGCGTTGATGTGCCGGGTGTGGCCGCTGTCGTCTTGATCCTCGAATAAAAACTCTTCGATGTGGCTGACGCCGGAGGCTTGAGCCTGGGCCATGACGCGGCTGAATTTGGCGCAGTAACCGATGAATTCGAGGCCCTTTTCTTTGGTGTCGCCGATGTAGAAGCAGTCCATGCCACCGGCGCCTTTTTGTGAGGCCGCGGTGATGACGCTGTCGAGGGCTTCGGCGAAGGTGATGCCGGTGCGCCGGCCTTTTTCGCACAGTTTGATTTGCGCGTCGATGGCGAGCCATTGGCTCTGGTGGGCCATGAGCAGGCCTTCGCCTTGCGGGTGATAGTCGGCGGGAATCTGGCGGACGCTGGGCGGCAGTTCGTCCCATTCGATGACGCGCAATGTGCTGGCGGCCGGTTTCATGCTTTGACGCCGAGGAAGGTTTGGCGCCAGTACTGGGCTTGGTCTTCGGTCATGCCTTTGGCTTTGACGGCGCTGTCGAGGGCGGCGGCTTGTTCTTGTAGCAGGCGCTGGCGGGTGGCGGTTTCGATGGCTAGGCGTTCTTTGACACTGAGGGTGCGGGCTTCCATGGTGGCTTTGGCGGCGCGGGCCAAGGCGCAGATTACGGTTATGGTGACGTCGTCTTTTTCGTGGGCACCCATGGCGGCCTGGTAGGTCAGCGTCGAGATCGCTTCGATGAGCAGGACGCCGGTTTTGTCACTGGCGTCTTCGCCGAAAGCGCCGACGAAGGCTTCGGCCATTTGGCGCTGCTGGCGGGCTTTGTCGCTGAGTTGGTCGAAGCCGACTTTGAAGCGGCTCAGGGCGCTGCGGCTGGGGGGCTTTTGGCTGGGGTAGCGGGCATGGAGATCGGCGAGCATGTCGTCGAGGGTGTGGCGGTCTTCACGCAGCAGTTTGTGCAGGTAGGCTTTGACGTCGGCCGGCAGGCGGTTGATGGTGGATTTGCCGGCCATGATCAAGCCCCGGGCCGTTGGATGCCGGGCACGCGGGCGCGACCGACGGCGATGTCTAGGCCGCGCTCGGTGAGAGTGGCAACGAGGACGGGGCCGACTTCACTGAGGCTGACCGCATTTTGCTCGGCGAGCCAGTGCAGTTCGGTTTTGGTCTGGGCGCGACTGGTGCTGTGGCCGTAGTGGTCCAGGGCGGTGTTGAGGACCGAGCTGTTGGCGCGGTAGCCGGGCATGTCGGCGAGCAGGCGCAGGATGACGAGGCGGATGTCGTGGCGCAGGTAGTCGGTGTAGGCAGTCATGGCTTTTCTCGCAGCAGGTAGTCGTTGATGCGGTCCAGGGCGCGGGCCAAGGGGCTGAGGGCGTCTTTGACGCCGGTGAGTTCGGCGCGGATGGCTTTCATGTCGCCGAGCAGGTCGGCGATGGCGCTTTGGTCAGGGAGGTGGCGAACGTGTTCTTCGAGGGCGACGATGCGGGTGCGCAGGTCGTGCAGTTGTTGGGCGCTGGCGGCTTGGCGTTTGGCGATCCAGGTGTAGAGGCTGAGGACGGTGAGGACCAGCCATTGGACGATTTGGCCTAGGGTGTTGAGGTCGTCGAGGGTCATGGGGTGCCCCGGCGGGTGTCGGGGGTGTTGCGCGGGGTTTTGGGGTGCATGGGGTTGCCTCCGGTTGCGGCGCCCCGGGGTTCGCGGGGGCCAGAAATACACACGCCGCTATGGTGGGCGGCGTGGGTTTGGAGGGCTTTTAAATCGGATTACGGAACGGCGTTATTTGAGTAATTCAATAACGCCGGTTGCCGCCGCGCCTAGCACTGAGGCAGTGGTGGGATTTTCGAGGAACGTTCGGAGTAGCCCCTTGGCTTTTTCTTTTTCTGCGGGTGTGGTTGGAGCGTCATTAATT